AACTCAACTTCAATCCACTGCTTATAAGTATCTACATCACCTTCAATAACAGCAGTCATCATACGATAAAACGCATCTTTCATATAATTAGCTCGTCTCCAATACTCTTCATTGCTAATTGTGCTTGAAGGACCTCGGGATTGTGGCGAGGACGCCATTGCTACAAATGCCATTTCTACTTATATGTTATTGTTTTTTAACTGAAATACTACTAGTACATCAGTTAGCTTAAGTTTGAATAGTTTATAACCAAAACCATGTTTGCCATACTCGTAACGCGTACAAGTATAACCCAAAGTTTTTAGTTGGAGTAGGCGAGACCTCCCATACCGGACATGATACGGAGAACGTTGTAGTTGACGGCGTAGATGCGGACTTGGGCAGTGTTGTAGGTATTGACAGTGTTGTTGGAGAGAGTGAGTAAGAGAGTGGCGTTATCGATACGGGAGAAGTTACAAGATCCAGATGGTTGATGTTCTTCTGGCTTGAGAGCGAAGGAGTAGACGTTGATACCGACGGCTGGGATGTTGGTGTGGTGTTGGTATGGTTGTACCAAGTTGAAGTAACGACCTTCACGTTCAGAGAAACGATCGTGACCGTTGAGCTGAATCTTGGCGACAACAGTTGGGTTGTAACCGGCCATACCTTCAACACGGGTGACGGAGTAACCGGATTCGAGGACAGAGCGATCCCACCAGTCAGAGTAGTTGAATGGCTGTTGACCCTTCCATGGGTTGACGACAGTTGGGTCACAGGAGACGAAGGAGTCACGTTGGACGACCCAAACCAATTCCTTTGTTGGGTGGTTGAAGTTCATCTTGATCTTGTTGGAAGAAGATGTAACAGATTCACCACCAGTGAATTGGAGCTGTTCAATGAGGTATTCGTGAGATACCTGGGCGAAACGACGACGTTCATCAGTATCTAAGTAGATGTAATCGACGTAGAGGGAGGCGGAGACGAGACCGGCGGCGGCAATGCGCTGTTGGATTGGGTAAGAGGTGTTCTGGACAGAGACACCACCAACAGTGGAGGTTGCATAGTCCCATTCTAAGTTCTGGAGAGGGTTGAATTCTAACCAGATCTTGACTTCGTGGTATTGGAGAGCAATGAGAGGGAGAGCTAAACCAGGATTGCGGTTGAACCAGAATTGGAATGGAATGTAGAGTGTGTATTCTGGAGAACAGTTGCGGACTTCCTGAGAGGCATGTGGTTCTCCAGTACCGCAGTAGTTGTCGCAACCTTCACCACCCTGGACGAGTAAGTTGGTGAGTTGTGGGACGTTACCAACCATTTCTGCGTAACCGGCTTGGAGACCTGGCTGTTGGGTGAGTTCGTTCCAGATTTGGAGCCAGTCACCGTAATGTTTATCAATCTGTTGACCACCAATTTCAACGTAGACGTTGTTAATTAAGTTGTGGCCAACCCAGTTGAGCCAACGGAATTGAGCACCAGAACCATCAGAGGCCTGGAGTTGGACTTGTGGGAGTGTGCATTGTAAGTATACACGGTGGATTAAATCTCCGTTACGGGAGATTGTGCACTGAACCTTCTTTCCGAAGTTGGCAGATCCGTTGAAGGTTTGTTCAATGGATTCCATAGCGAAGTTAGTGTGACGACGGTATACGACCTTGAAGAAGGTAATTTGAGGATTACCTGTTAAGTAGATATCTTGTGCACCATAGGCGACGAGCTGCATCAAACCACCGGAACCCATTGTTGTTTATACCTGAGCCCGAGAAAAAAATTTTCGGACTCCGGGAGTTTTTTGGCACGATTTCTGAAATACGCAATCTACTGCGGTCGCTACGGTCTAAACCCTGATTTTTTGCTTTCTTACTATAAGTGGTACAATGTCTGAACCCTTATCGTTAGATAACCTATTGAAACCGATAGGTGACAACGAGCCCGCGGCTACCCGAACCATAAAAACACTGGAACCCGCAAAAACATTGGAATCTTTCCATACACAACAGTTGAATAAGATTCGTGAAGGAAAACAGAATCTTCCGAAGCTGCGTTCAGAACTGGCCGAGAAAAAGGCTAAACTCGCCGAGGTTGAAAAGCAATTTCTTGAACCCAGTCTTTTCACCAACGTAAATGATATATTAGTCCTGGCATCCCGACAAAAGTTAGAAGAAGAGGTTACGGCCCTGGAGAAGAGCATTGCCGATTTAGAAGACGGTACCGCAGAAGCGGACTACTTTTTGCGCGTCGGCGACATCCTTTTCTCATACAGCGATGCACAAGAACGTATCGCCGGCGGGGAACGACCCGTTGAACCGGTGGTCAAAGGTAAGATGCCCGCTAATAGCGTCTACTCCTATTTTACGGCTGATACCGACGATAAATCTATCCGAACCAATGATATAATTCCAGAAGTACGCAAGGCTTCCGCTATCACTAATACCATCGGATTCAAACGCGACAAGGCGTTAGAAAACTACTTGACCGCGCTGGATCCTACCGCTATCCAACACGAAAGTAGTGTCGCATCCAGTATAACCGAAAACTTCGGCAACTGCGCAATTTGCGACGCCGAAATGTTATTCAATGAAACGTTCTTAGATTGCCCACAGTGTGGTTACCGTGATTACGTGCTCGTTGATTCCGAAAAACCGTCTTACAAGGACCCACCTCGTGAAATGTCGTACTACGCATATAAGAAAATCAATCACTTGAACGAATGGTTGGCTCAGTTTCAGGCGAAAGAGACGACCGAAATCTCGCCGGCCATACTTGACCAGATTCGCCAAGAATTGCGCAAAGAACGTATAACCGATATGAGTAAATTGAAACCGTCCAAGTTGAAGGACGTAATCAAGAAGTTGAAATTGAATCGTTGCTACGACCATGTGGCCCATATTTTGAATCGGCTCAACGGTATTTCGGCACCGGTGCTGTCGCGCGAAATAGAAGAGAAACTTCGGTATATGTTTAAGGAAATCCAATTTAGTTTCGTTAAACACTGTCCTAAGAAGCGTTCTAACTTCTTATCGTATTCGTTTGTGCTTTATAAATTCTGCGAACTTTTGGAACTCGATGACTATTTACCATGCTTTCCATTATTGAAGTCGCGTGAAAAGCTGTATATGCAAGATAAGATTTGGCAGAAGATTTGCGAAGATATGGGATGGGAGTTTATCCGAACAGTCTAGAGTCAATCTGGATGGAGAAGGGAATCGTAATATTTTCGCTGTTCCATACGTCGCTTCGACTCTTCGGTTGGCGGTTCCGCAATAAACATATTATTGATTCCGTTAATTCTAAGAATTTTATTATAACTGAATCGGCCGACTAGATAATGAACTAAATCGTCGTGTCTTTGACGGGCCGCATCACTATCAAAATTGGACTCAAATACGATTGTTGGAAAATTGTTTTTGATAGTTTGTTCGGCTCCTTTAAGAACGTCAAATTCGTTTCCTTCTACGTCAACCTTTATAAACTTAACATTTTTAAAATCAAATGAATCAAGAGTTCGTACAACTACGTTCTCTTGACCGATAACTGGGTCGTTTTCAAACGGAAGAAGCGATGATCCACCGCCGTCTTCGCTACGAATATTAAGCTTTCTATTACCGGCCTGTGATACCGAACCTAGTCCTATATTATAAGCAGTAACATTACGGGCATCGGACATCGCAATAGAACCACATAAAGCGTAATAGGTCATTCGTTGCGGTTCAAAACTATGAACTTCTGTAACGTACTTTGAGAGCGCAATAGAATAGGTTCCAGTATGGGCACCGATATCAATAAAAAGACCTGGACCGCAGAATTGCTTACACCAATCAATCAAGTGCTTTTCAAAGAGACCATGTTCTTTGTAATAATCGATGTTGGTTTGTGGTAGTAAATAAATATCTACATTCGGTCCTGCTGGATTAATAATCTTATTAGTTCTATCATCACCAATATCGTATTCAAAATTCTTCGTAAGCAGAAAATATTTCGTACTCATTTTGGATTAGTATAATATCTAAATGAATCTCTAAATAGACCTTTAGTGATAAGATGGCCGCTGTATACGCCGGCTTCGATATGGGGATTCGCAACTTAGCGTACTGTGTAATTGAACGATCCTCTGAGGGCGGTTGGAAGATTCTAGCATGGGACAACGTTGATTTGTTAGAAGGCGGTGAATCGGCACAAACCGCTAAATCGTGCCACGGTTGTAAAGGAGCGGCCAAATGGATAAATCTCAACGACGGAACCAAATGGTGTAAAGCGTGTGCTACTGGTGTTCGTGTTAAGAAAACCGCAACTGCTAAACCATCGCTACCTGTATTTCCAACATTATTGTCAATGAATAAATTGGCCGATTTACAAACGGTCGCAGTGTCGCGTGGCGTTGAAGTAAAGAAAATGAAGAAAGTGGAACTGATTACGTGGGTCCAAAAACATTATTTGACTCCTTGGAAAGCAGTGAAAAGTACAACGGTTTCGCTAGATATCATTCGTCGTTCAATGAATACCTGGCTTAGTTCTGTGCTTCCAACAATGGCTAAGTGTAGTGTGATTCGGTTGGAGAATCAGCCGGCGATGAAAGCGCCCACTATGAAATCGGTTCAAATTATGCTCTACACACTTTTGGGGCACCGCTTGGAAACTGAACATTCTTGGAAGGGACGGATTGAGTTCGTACACGCCGGTGTTAAATCGCGAAGCGTAGACTACACCGATATCAGCGGGGCTGCCGGTGCATACAAGGCTCGCAAAGATACGGCCGAGGCGGATGTGGCCAAGTTGTTGAGTAGTGGTGGTGCTGGCGAATGGGCAACCT